GGGAATTTCTGGGGCAAAAACGGGCACGACAGGAGTCTTGGTGGCTTCAGTGCGAATGTACGGCTGATCAGCCGGAAGGGCAGCAAGACTCTCCGTGACGGGGTTGATGTGTTTTGGCGTGTGTTGACCTGGCGTGCCGTGGAAATGGCAACCAGGGTAGAGGCAAGTGGCGAGAGTAGCTTGATCACAACGAACAACTTTGTCTGCCGGAAGGGGGTCGTCCTTCTTGTTGCGCTCCTTAAAGCCACGCGTCGCAGAAGAGGCAGCAGCACCACCACGCTTACGATGGTAGTGGGACTTCCTCGTGCACGCGTCGCCGTGAACACACTTGGTAAAGGTTCTCTCATCGGGGGGGCCTTCACCTGGGTACCCAAGGGTGGAGTTGAATTTCGCCAGAAATTCAGGGTCCGAGTAGGGCGCTGAGAACGTCGCATCGTCAAGCCTGTCACCATGGTCTTGGGTCCATGGGATATGTTCGCCCTGGCGGTCGTGGTCCTTGCCACGCCGCGCTCTCCTGCCGTGGGAGACTTCACCAGATGTACGCTGGTGGCTGTGCTTCTCACGCCGGCTCTTGCGTGATTCCCGTAAGCGCCTAGCCGCGTCACGCGTGTCCACCTTAATCTCCTCCATGGGAATGGGAGCTTGTAGGAAGGGTCCTTTGCGTGGGGCGGGTCCGGCAACTAGTCGGGCAATAGTAGCCTTTTCGTAGGCAACTGCGAGCACAGTAGGTCGCTTGCGGCGACGCTTGAGCTGATGCACGGGTATCCATCGACCGTGATCAGGTTTGGGAGCAGGGCCTCGGATGTCTTCGATGTCCTGAAGAACATCCATCATTGGCGGGGTGATCTTTTTGTTTTGTTTTAGAATGGTTTTTCGATCCTGCTCCGTGAGTGTTGAAAAGTAATCCACCTCGTGGGAAGTACTAGACCCAACAGTAACACAGCCCGTCGTGGCTGCTCGCGTAAGAGACTGTTGGGGGGGGCGTGGCCGCCGAGAGGTAGGAAGCGTGAATGGGTTTTCA